TAGGCTCAGCGCCCGGGATAGGGACCTTTAGATCACCAGCTATACCCATTCCGCTGATCGTTGCCGTTTTGCGCTGAATATCTGGCAAGTCAACAGACTGCATTCCTAGGAATTTGTTGTTGTTGCTGACCCAATACCCGAAGCCGTTAATGTTAATTTGTGCGAGTGAAGGCATATTATTTACCTGCTGTTAAATTTGAAGTGTAGTTAATATCAAATTCTATTCTGTGATCTATCCATTCTGTGGCAGATACCCATCCGAAGGAACTAACAAACACATAGTGTCCGTCTATCAAATTGATGTCCGGATTCTCTTCCCTCGGAAATTCAATCCTGCCTCCGAGGATGGCACCCATATTTGTCCACGAGTTGTAATCCCCTTGCAGGGAGTCAACCACGCTCTGCAATAGCCTACGGTTACCTGGCTTGTCAGTGAGTTGGATAGTCCGCATCACTGCATTGTTACCTGCGTAATCTACCATGCGAGTGATTGGGATGAACGTCTCTTGTGGATCTGTGCTGGCTGGATGAGCGGCTCCTCTGTTGCCCCACAGCCTCCATCCCATCCTATTGATGGCAGTTACAACGCCTAGGCTGTTTAGGTAGTTGGCTTGGGTTAGTGTCATATTCACCGGTGTTCCGTCAGCTAAACATAGACCATCAATTTTGATTGGTTTGTTACTTGGTGATTCGAACGGAACGCCTCGGTTAGCGGCATCGACCAGCTTCGCGACACAAACAAAATCGGTCGAAAGGTGAGTAACCTGACCGTCAGTGATACAATTTGGCCAGAAGGCAAATTGTCGGGGATCGACAATGTTATTAGCATTTTTCGTAGCCAGAACCTCTGAAACGGCTTTCGTGCGGACTGTATCGAGGTCGACCACAACTCGGCAACTGTACTGACTATCGATTTTCTCAGCCTTAGCGGTAGCGACTGCAATGACCGGTGCAGAACCACGACCCGGAATGTGGATAAACCCAGGAGTGAGCCCAGTTTCAGTTGGGACCATTTCAATGAGTTCTAATCCAGTGTACCTGTCAGTCGCAGCATCGAATCCCCCGATGATGTCTGCGTCAGTCACGGCGCTAGGGTTGATCTTGTCGTACCCAATGCTGAGGGATTTCTCTCCTGCTGCTGCACCTGTTTTGACAATTGTGACGACTAAATTTTCGTCCTTGTAGGACAGAAGATAATCAGTGCCCAGTACAAAGGTCTTGTCACCGGATATGTTTTTAACAACCACCGAGTCATAAATCGCATCGTCTTGTGTAATGATTCGACCGTCGACAATGCCCTTAGTAGAAGGCTGGACAGTCTTGTAATGAATATTTGGGTCTAGGACGTTGACTAGGACTAAAGGCCCAATCTTATACTGCCTGAATGCCTTATCAACCAGTTCACTCAGGGTGAAGGCCTTATAGTTTTTAGAATGCTCTATGCTCTTGAAAGCTGTAGCCAGGCTATCTGCTAGGATCAGTTTGTTAACCTGTGATGCCCCACCCGGAAGCCTATGTACAGGAGCCGTGCCGATCGAGACAATAACTCCATCGGGAGTGAGAGGGGCTCTGACACTACTGGGAGTGAGTTGCCACGTAGGCCCGTGTTGAAAATTGAGAGTGCTAGCCATAGAAATCAGTTAGTTATTTGTTTACAGAGTGTGGAAATTGTTGAGTTGGGGTCACGCAAATCTTGGATAGCCTGAGGCGATTGGTCCACGTCGATAAATAGCCCTTTTAATGTTGGTTTCTCTTCTAAGAGCGGTGTCAACGTGGTTGGGATACCGCCCTTGAAAACACGGAACCTTTGCAGCTCGTGCCCGATGTTAGGGCCGACGTAGACAACAGTTTTCGCAGTCTCTTTCTTTAAATCTTTCATATTCTCTTAACCGCCATGTAGTGTCGCATCGAACCGCGATGAAGGCGTTTCTACAACTAGGGTGACTGTCAACGTGCCAAAAAACATTGGGGCTAGTTCAGTCCCTTGTTGGAGTTCACAACTGACAGGACCAGCCAACGGAAATTCGTCTGCGATGTGCCGTTCTGTGTACAAGCCAGTGATTAGGACTTGGAACAAATTAACAACATCCTGATACCCGGAGTGGTCGTCTGAGTCATCCCAACAGCCGATCATAATACGCACCTCAGCCTGCCCAGCCTCAAAATTGTAATTTGCCCTAGACAACTGAACCACGATGTGCGGAAACATTTTTGGTAGACTCTCGTCTATCTCACCCGTCATCAAAATTGGTAGAAACCCTCTGTAGACACGGGGCGTCGATGTTAGTTTCTCGCCCTGCAAGCTCTTCGCACCGGTGAACAGGATGACGTCCTTAGTCCACTCCTTAATTTTGTCGACAATTGTTTGCTCGATGAATGCTATAGATTGCATGTTATTTTCTTTTTCCTTCCAGGAATGCTTCTATTTGTCCGGTTAGCACCTTGTCCATGTAGCTAAATACTTCCTTCTTAATCTTATCCGAGACTTTCTGAGCAGTCATCATCTCAGGGGCGCTGATCGTCTTCATGGCCTTAATAGGTAGCTCCGTTGTTAGCAGTCTCTCTTTTCCTGGTCTGCCTGGCCAGGGCCCTTTCTTGCGTTCGATCCTGTGCCTTGCCTTGCGGTTGTACTTTCCGGTACCTCTAACAAATACGCCTACGTGACTGCCATGCGCTCCCGCCTTCACCCTCGCGATGAAAACGCCCTTCTCAAATATTTTCCGGTTTCCTCTATCCTTTTTGATCTGGATAGATACCCTCGGCCTATTCGCAATCTTCACTCCTAGCTGGTTAGGTGGCTCTTCTGGTTTCATCCCCATGACCTCCCATCCGATCCGATGCCCCATCAGGTATACGCCGCCTTGCAGGTAGCCTAAACTCCCGTGAGAGGACTGGAACTTCCAGATGTCCCATGTCGATCGAGTCACCTTGATGTTCTTAGCTACATCCTTCTGCTTGAGGTTGTATTCCTTAGCAATATAGCGTTTAACTAAGGTGTTGGCTTTGGCCACTCCTGCGTTAACCGTAGCCGAGACAGCCTTGCCACCTGCGTTAGGGATGCCCTTAAGCTCCTCGAACGCTCGCTTCAGGTCGTTGGCATCGAAAACAATCATGCTACCTAACTCCAATTATGGTGTCTTTCTGAAGAGCGAGTGTGATCACGCCACTACCAACCGTGACGTCGACTATTGTGTATTTGGTGAACCTCGGGCTTTCTAGATACTCTCCCTCGGTCGGGATTCTGGGTAGGTCGCATTCGTTGAATGTACAATGTACGTCCGCAGGGTAGACTCCATGTGCATTAGCTATGGAGTCTCGCTTCATCGTGTCTAATGCCCAAATAACGCGCGCAGAAAACACTCGCTCACCGCCCTTACCATCCGCAACTGCGAACTCTCTGGTCTCCCCGGCTACATCGCGGAGCTTGGAGAAGCCGGACTTCATTTTTGTGTCGAAGAGGCTCATAACTTTAAATAACAACCCCCGACTAGCTTACGGGCCAGTCAGGGGTTGCGTGGATCACCTATGCAGGCAAACTCTTAAAAAACCAACGAAACAGTAACTAACCCCGTGTTATCTCCAGCGTCTTTGTCAACGCTGACAACTGCGCGGACAAATTTTTTGATGTCGACTGGGAGCGGTAGATACTGTTTTACTGCTGCGACTTGGGGCCCGACAACTAGAGCCAAACCAGCGTTCAGAACCGTTTCCCAAGAACCCGTGTTCTCTGGCTGTTTGTCAGGCTCCGAATCGTCCGGTTGTTTCGGATCTTTTTTCGGATCTTTCGGGGTCTCTGGGTCCTGTTTTGGGTCGCGTTTAGGTGGGGTCTTTGGCGGCGAATCGTCGCCGGGCGGATCGAAAGGAGGTATTTTTCCCTGTCCGGCAACGGACTCTTGGCCCGTGTCAGAATGTTGAAGCTGAACCTGAATTTGTTTCCCTTCAGCCAGGTTAGACAATTCCGGGAATTGGATCTCGATCTCCTGACCCTGAGCTTTCCTGCTCTCATGCAGGGTGATAATGTTAGATGCAACACTTTCGCCTTCTCCTGGGATCGCTACCGTCACGCTCAACAGCGCATCTTTAAACTGTTTATGTAAATTAGGCATTGATTATTCTTTCTTGGGT